GGGTTCAAAATCCTTGTGAATACAACAAAATACCTGTGTCCAGTTTTTATCGATTTCATATTTACATGCGTGTTGTAACATTTTATATAGAGGTTGTCCATTTTTCTCAATCATTTCAGTAGAATATTTTTGAGACTTAATTTGATTAGCAAATAAACAAACCTTTGTTTCATTTTTATCAGCATTTGATTTTACCGGAGGATCTGTTTCGTGCGACATAAAATGTTCCAAAGTATATTTCCTAGGTTTGGCTACAAGATTCATTAACATAGTTGCTAATATATGTATTCCTTTATCATATCTTTTGAGACCAACTAACATTATTCTATCTAGTTTTGGATTTAGTGAATAAAATAGCTGACCGTATATGCTATAAATAAATTGCGTGACTTCTTTTTCTAGTCCGGAAAAATATAATTCACTTGTCCAGAATAATGCTTTATCGTAGTCTTTCTCGAGAATACTTACAATAAGAGATAATAGAACATCTTCTTTGATATAGAGATAACGAGTGAGGGCGATTTCAGGTGAGTCCATATGAATGATTTGTGGTTTTTATCATTTCATATAAATACTATTTTTCTTTCAATTTTTTATGAAAATTATTTTTTATTAATGGTTTTCATATAACTTTCGATTGTTTGATAATGTTGGACTTCTCTATCAAACTGTTCTTTGACTACTTGTTCTGACCGCTGTTTTGAAAATTCGGTCTCGCCATGATAATGTGAAGCAAGCGAACCTTCACCTTTACGTAGATAATCATATTTTGCTTTTTCTTCTGCGGCATTCGACATTTTTTTACCGCTGCCTTTTTTCATATATGGAAATACCGTTTTAGAGGTAGAAAAATCAAAATCAAATCCATCATTACTCATATTTATATTATTAATATCCATTTTAGATATTACAAAAAAAATCATTCATTGTATTGGATTACTTATCATTTGTTTAATCCAAAACTAATTAATACTCATTTTTTTGTAACATTATAATATTTTTAATATTTGTATCGAGCCAACATTCCAATTAAACTAGGTATTTTCATATTATTTTGACCAACTTCTCTATTATGAATATAATTCACCATTGAATCATAGTTATTATTGAATTTCTTCTTATTTAGATAAACTCGTTTCCAATGTCTTTGTATAATTTTAATCCAAAAAGTTTTTATTACCACATTATAAATCATATCATCGGAAATTTGTAATAACATTACTTCAGGATTCAAAACATGATTTGTGAACAATATTGTATAGTTATTTAAATAATCAACCACATCACTATAATTATGATTAAAGAATGTTCGATTCGTTACACTAGATGATAACAATAGATTATCATACTGCTTATCGTAATACGAAAGTCCTATATAGTATTGGTTATTTCGAAAGTAATCGTCATAATTATCGATATTACGATATTCCTCTTCTTCTTCGTAGATCTCTTCATATTTCTCAATTCGATGAAGGTCAAAAACACTAGTTGGTTGTTCTGATAAGAATGTAGTCATTTTTTTTGTATAATATTAATCACAATACTATACAAATCAATTTTGTAGCAACTCAAATAACGTAAATATTTAAACCCTTGATAATTTGAATGGAACATTTCAAATCAAAATATCCAAATTTATCTCGTAATTATCCCAACCCTTACCCCAACATACGTATACTAGACTCGGAATTAAAGTTGGTTTGATTATTTCAGACATTATCAGAATGTCCTCAATAACCGACTTGAAATTACACTTGTGACCAGGTAAGCAATATTTTTCATAATCGTGATAATCCGCTATTATACGCACTAGTTCTATGGGTAATTTCATCAAATTCTTTTTATCAATTTCCATGAATTCTTTTTAATTATATGAACAAAGAATCAAAAAAATAGTAACGACACTTTTTCCTAAATATCCTGGGTTCTAGAAAAGAAACGAACGATTGAATCCATATCTAAATATAGAGACTTTGAGAAGTTGTAATATATTTCAGTATCTTTGAATCCACTTGGCTCATTTTATGAGCACATTCTATCTTGTTCATTTTTTCTGCGACTGACGATAGTTCCCTCACAATTGTAGAAATTTTCAATAAAGCCTTTGTAAAATCACCAGTTGAAATAGTCTTTTCAGAAACATAGTTTTGTAAATAATACTTACACTCTCTTTCATTCTCACATCTACACCATCCCATTACTAGATCCGGCATATCATAACACAGAGCCTCTCCATATTGTGTTCCCGAATTAATCATCATTCTCGATTCCAAATCACCATATTCTTCAAATTGTGTCGCAATAAATTCCACGTTTTGTAAGACATTATAATTATCACTTGTTGGATACAACTCTTTAATATCCTTTGATACGTTAACATTCGTGAAAACCGACAAAATGCCTATGATTTCATCGATAGTCTGGTCCGTGAACCAATCGGTATGGATTACCAAATGCGTAACAATAAGTGGATGGATTTCGGCAATTTCAGAAGCAATCGAACCGAATTCTGTTAATTTATATTCGCCTTGTTCGTGAACAATAAATTTTCCATTTTCCAAAACATCACATACGGAAAATACCTTTTTGTTAATAAAATTCTCTAGATAAAAGATGTCTTTTTCGCATTTTCGCACACTGTTTTCGCACTGTTCTAACTCCTTGTAATATTTAGAATCATTTAAAACATTTGGATTGTCTTGTAAAATTTGCTGACGCTCCTTGTCTAATTGTTTGCGCTTTTTATTTTTGGATGTATTCATATCGATATCTATGATGTTTATTCGGTCACACGCCTCTCTGTCTGATTTCACCGACTTACCGCGTTCCTCTTTCTTAGCAAGTTCATCTTTTTTATCAAATAATAGCCGTTTATTTTGATTAATTTCAGAACACAACTCATTAAACACCATACTGTTTTCGATGAATTGAGTAAAGTCGTCGAATTTAATCTTATTGTTTTTAATAAGACTCAATATAAGATTAAATGATATACGAAATTTCGAGACCAATGTTTGCGGGTTTCCTTGTAACAATTGTTGATAATCGCGTTTCAGTGGAAGACTAAACAAGTTATTACAGTGAACCACATGACCAATTGTATCAATTCCTCTTCTACCAGCACGTCCAGCCATTTGTGTATATTCGTGCGGAAGAAGTAGACGCTGACTATGTCCATCGAATTTATGAAGTCCTGTAAATACTGCGGTTTTAATAGGACAATCGAGACCAATTGCGAATGATTCAGTCGCAAACAATAGTTTAATATTACGTTTTGAGATCATAATTTCGACAATTTCTCTCAAAATAGGAATCATACCCGAATGATGAATACCAACACCCTTTTCTAAAAGGCGCACCAATGTCTCGTATTCAGGTAGTTCCATATACTCCTTGAAATTTGGTAATTTTCTCACAATTTGTTCACATTCTTTACGCACAGTATATGGAATCTTACTGTCGTCCTCTAATAATGAAACGGTTATTTCGGAGGCACATTCCTCGACTTTTTTTCTAGAAAATACAAAGGCAATCGCTGGTAGCATATCATTACTTTTAAGATGCATCGCCAAATTATTCAATACGTGTTTGCGTTTCACATATACCGAACGATCATTATACAATTTCCCCATTTTATGTAGAATGTTGTAATTATCATCGATAAAATTGCCCCGGTCATCTTGTATTTTTATCAAACGATGAACATTTGAACGCACCTCTTTAGTCGTCTCCTTATCTTTGATTAACTTCACAGCACTCTCATTAATAGTCAAATAACCATAATGGGTTAAAGGAACAACACGTTTATTAGTTGTCGCCAGATACACTTCCTTACTATCATCGCCTCGCTCTGCCCATTTAGCAAACTTCTCGGGAGAATCAATTGTAGCAGAAAGCATAATCATTTGGATATGTTTAGGCAACATTAGAATGGTCTTTTCCCATGTCTGTCCACGTTCGGCATCGTTAATATAGTGAACTTCATCAAATACAACACATCCGAGTTCATTATAAATATCAATGTTAAAATCGAGAGTATTATCAGTATGTTCGGTATTTACGGTTTGGATAAATAGATAATTCATTAATATTTCAGTCGTCATAATCAATACATCCGCATTGGGATTGATTTTAATATCACCCGTCATTAATCCAAAGCTTATATGAGGATATTTACGACAAAATTCGGAATATTTTTGATTTGAAAGTGCCTTAATGGGACTTGTATAGATAAGTTTTTTTCCCTTTTCAGCAAAATAATTCAGTGCGAATTCAGCGGGCAATGTTTTACCAGAACCGGTATGAGCAGTAACTAATACGTGTTGTTCATTAACGACCGCCTCAATCGCATATTTCTGAAAATCACTGAGTGGAAAATTATATTGATTAAAATAGGTTGTATATTCACTGACTTCGGGGTATTTATCACAACAGATTTTGACCATTTAGTAATAGCGATAATATATTGTAGTATACTCTCTATGTATTTTTGTTTTTATATACTATACAATAAAGATTTATGGATTATAATACAAGAGATAAAGGTCCTTCCATGATTGCGAAAAAACTATATCGAGGCCAATTTGATAGAACCGATGAATTAAACAGTCGTATTTTAGAAAGAAATGAGCCAGAAAATCAATTAGCGCCCAATTTTTCACCTCGACCCGTAATGACGAAATATGCCCGATTCCCTATGCACGATGCACGAAAGGCTGCGACCGTTCCTATACAATCCAGTTATAACTATTCTCTTCACAACGAATTTACGCCACCTGTCGCTGCTATAGGTCCTGTTTCTGGATTTATTAATAATGTGTGTAAAGAGAGTGAGTTAAGAAATCAAAATTACGCATTACATAGAGGAAATGATGAAGTTGTTTATGTTCCTTCCTCTGAAAGTGATTTATACAAGGTATATATTGATTCAAAACCTTCTGAACAACCTCATCCTGGATTATTTAAGCATCATGACTTGTGTCAGAAAGAACATCCCAATAATGTCGATTTAAATGTAGGTAGAGACCGTTTTCACAATAACACACGTGTTCAATTGCGAACCCCCACGCCGAAATAATTTAGAAAGAAATCTATCAAAGTAATATATAAATGAGTATCGTCGCACTTATATACGTTTTTAGTTTATTCTATATTTTTATACCCGGTAATGTATTTGAACTACCATTTAAGGTAAATAAAATGGTGGCGATTATATTACACGCCATTGTGTTTAGTATTATTTTAACATCCACTTATGATTTAGTGAATGCTGTTAATATATTAGGGCTTTAGTCGTGATAACCATATATTTTAATATATTATAGTAAAGATTCAATTATAATGTATTTATTTGATTGTTCGAAAAAAGGATGGTTTTCAACCTTAATTATTTTATCAGCAATTATGCTAATCGTAATATGGTATAAACGTCAAGATTTGTCTCCTTATTATGAGGGTTTTATACAAGATGGACCCTATATATTTAAAACAGGGAAGGATACATTTGATGATTTTTATGCCCAAATATACAACAAATTAATGGAATCAGAAACGATATGTAGTTATCAAATCGATAAATTGGTTGAAATGACCCATCCATCGAAAGAATCTAGTACGTTCTTGGACATTGGTTCAGGAACAGGTGAAATGTCGGGACAATTGTCCAAGAAGGGATATAATGTATATGCGATAGATGAATCTCAAGCAATGACCAAATATATTGATACAAAATATCCCAAGGTTCATACCAAATGTGGTAGTGCGAAACAGTCCATGACTTATGAAAAATCATCATTTAGTCACGTCATTTGTAATGGACTTACTGTGTATCTATTTAATGATAAAAATGAGTTTTTCAGTAATTGTTTTTTCTGGTTAAAATCGGGTGGATATTTAATTTTACATCTAGTAGAACCGAATAAATTTGATACCATTGTCCCTGGTGGTAAACCCGAATTGACTAGTAACCCGCAAGACGATGTCGATTCACGTATCCTGAAAACAAATATAGATTTCATTGATTTCAAATACCAAGGAAAATATGATTTCGGTAAAGACAATGAAGTTACATTTAAAGAGACATTTACAGACGATTTAACCAAAAATATTCGCCAACAAGAGACACAATATTATATGGAATCAATGGAAGATATACTTAAAATCGCTTCACACAATGGTTTTATACCCCATGCACAAATTAATTTAAGTGAATGTTCCGGAGATAAACATCAACATTTAGTTATTTTAGAGCGCACCCAATAATCACTCCGTATAAAAATATAAATAATAATAGTTTATTATTTATATGTCTGATATTTGTCTGGATATAGACACTTATTCTATAGATGAACCCGATAAATTACGAGCATTTATCGAGAGGGAACTGAAACCAAAAAATAAAGAAAAGAGACAACACGGTGAGGTATTTACATCACTTATATTGGTGAATGAGATGTTGGATAGTCTAGACAATGAATACAGAAAACATCATGGAATAAGTATTTTTTGTGAAAAGGATTTCAAATGGTTTGACCCTGCCGTAGGAATTGGTAATTTCCCAATTGTTTTATACGAAAGACTTATGACGGGTTTAAAAACGGCTATACCAGATGACGCCTCTAGGAAACGTCATATTTTGGAAGAAATGATATATGCGTGTGAATTAAGTGAGTCGAATATTTCTACATATAAACAGATATTTTCTTCGGATAGGTATAAACTAAATATTTATCAAGGAGACACGCTCGATATTATACATACAAATAGATATAACTTACCCGTGTTTGATGTAATTATTGGTAATCCACCCTATCAAGGAACAGGACGAAAAAAAATATACATAAATTTCATTCACGATTTATTAGAAGAGAAGTTAAAAGACGGTGGGTATATGTTGTTTATAACACCAAAATTAGCACTTATGTATCTATTGGGTGCTAATGTATCACAAAAAACGATCGACAAATTCTACAATGTTTTATATATAAACACGAGTGATGTGATTAAAAACGACTATTTTAAAAATATAGGTAGTGATTTTATGTATTTTATTATCAGTAATAGTGTATATCTTGGACACACATCAGTTGTATATGAAGATAATACATCCAGTTCAAATGTAACATTAAAATTCGATACCATACTAAACATAAATACCGAGGATCAAATCAAACAGGGGATTATTGATAAACTAATCAGACTAAACTGTAATCCTTGGAATAGACGAGCGGCACGAATTAGTGAGGGTTTGGTGGATCATGAAACAGATATACATAAAAATAAAATTATGTATAAATTAAAGACACATCAAAAAGATGATGTTATAAAATGGACGGATAATAAACATCAAGATATGAATAAATATAAAATAATGTATCCTACACTTGGAAATCGTATTTTGATTGACCGTGAGAGGAATTTGTTTCCAGGAACTAGTTTTGTGGTCTATATAACAACAGATACGCTAGATGAGGTTGAAAATATAGAGAAATTAATGTCGTGTCGTCTATTTAAATATTTGGAAAATACATTTCATACCCAACGTTGTCCAAGAGACTTTATAATGAGAAATTTGATAAAAAGAGGACCATTTGTAAATATTGAAACAGAAGACGATATATTCAAGTATTTTAAATTAACGAGTCATGAAATTTCTCATATCTGTAAGGAATTCTCGAGCTAATTGTTCGGTTATACTTGATTCTCTTTCTTCATAATATTTAAATATAATTTCATCACCATCGTCAATTGTATCATCTGAATAAACGAGACTGTCGTCAGAGTCTACATTAATTATCATATCAAAATTATCATTACTTTTATTATAATGTAGACAAATCTCGGTTATTTTAGATACAACTTCTCCCATATAAATTATGATTATAATATATATTTTATGAATTATATATTATTATTATCGGTATTTTACTCTTGGGTCAATACATTCGCATCTACGTGTGTATGCACCACTGTTCCTTGTCCAATCGTCGGAGCGAATGAACTACTAGAAGGAGTAAGTGGGAAAGGAACATATTATTATATTGATAATGATGATGAACAGCCTATTGTATCATATGCACATGCGACAATTACAAGTGGTGACTTGGACAATGGTTCAGGAACAACTTCTTGCACTCAAGATTATTCACGCATGCTCGATGATGAAAATCTTGAATGTGACGCAGGACATATATTAGCACATCGACTTGGAGGTCCAGGTAATCAACCTATTAATATTTTTCCACAAAAACCAAGTGTGAATAGGGGTATATTTTCGTCATTTGAACAAAAAATTTATGATTGTGTGGTTAATCAAACAGTCACTGCCGATTTGTATTGGGAATTTTATTATGAAAACACATCGAATACCAGACCATATGAAGTATATTACAATGCGTCATTTGTTGGAGGTGATTGCGAACCGATGGAAGAATTGTTTGATAATGAAGGGACGTGATCTAAAACAATTTACTGTGTATAAGTTCGGGCTTTGAAAAGGATAACACAGGACGTTGTGTGAAACCTCTACTAGACAAGTACTTTAAAATATTATGATAAAAATAGTGTATATTATTGTTTTTATCTACATCTCCGGAAAAATGTAGAAACGCATTTGTTAACGCACCTTGAAACTCATTCGCATTACGTTCATAATAATCGGCACTTGTTTGGTCATCCTCGCAACCACTAATCTTAATAATGTTACATAAATTATCTATTTCGTTTTTATTATATGAAATATCGTTAACCTCGACGTTGCTATGTTTTAATCGATAAGGTAAGTTCATATTACTACCCGAATTACAACAGTCCATTAAAACGAATAATTTGGTTGACTTTTCGAAACCTTGGACAATATCCAATAACCAGTAGTCAGATATGACGCCATTTTTAGCATAATCGGAAGGGCAAATTACCTCACATTTTAAGTCTTCTTCCTTTAATGAGTCCATATTAGAGCCATGCCCTGAATAACTTAACCATATTTCTGATCCGGGATTTTCGTGTGAAAATGATACAAGTTCCATTAATTCCTCTTCGATATTATATCGAGTTGCCTCTGAATTTTTCAAAGTAGTAATATCAGATTTCAGAAAATTACATTTTTGTTGTAAAAATTTGTATAAGTTATTTGTATCGTTCACACATCCATTTAGTTCATCACCTTCAATCGTATTTTCGTTATAATTTATACCGATTAATAGGGCTTTTTTCTCATTGGAATATGAAAATATAAAATCTTCCATTTCACCGACGTCATCATCCGCTTCAATCAACGAAATATTTTCATCATCCGAATCTATGCTACCAATTGTATCATCATCCTCATATGAATTTACGTGTTCGTTGCTATCATTATAATCATATCTATCATCATCCTCATCTACAAAAATTGAATCACTTATTTCCGTGATAATATTTTCAGAATTGCTGTTATTATTATGATTCGAAGGAAAAAATAATTTAGTTAGTAATCCACCCATATATATTAACTGTGTAGTAATATTTTTACCAATTTTTTAATTACGTAAAATGAGGTAAAAATTTATCAAAATAAAATATAAATGATTGAATACGTAATATTATTTATATTTTTCCTAATTATGATTCCGATATTATATATCAAAATACGTTATCCATTTTGGAGTAACCAACCGGTATTTCATACATATGACTATTTGAGGTTCTGGACAAGAAATCCGTATATAATCCAAAAAGGTGGGTCATTAAAAACCAAGTATTTAACACAAAATGTAAATACTGAATCGTTCTTGGACATTAGTTCAGATAAAAAGGATAAGTTAGAAAAATTCATACAAGAGCACTATGTAGATTCAGATAAGGTGCTAGCCATGATTACAAAACAAGACTTGGTAGATGATTTATCTGTTAATCCACACCCGTCTTATGTATCATTTTATAATGATAAACGTATTGATTATAACCCGTCTACCGGTAAAATAGATGCTACCGAAAACCTAATGGGGTGTATGACGTCTAGAGCAGTGAAAATATATTTAAATACAGACGAAAAGTTCCAAGAAACAGTTTATTATTGGGATTACATATGCACGCATAGAGATTCGCCCGATAAATATCTTGGACGTAATATAATTCAAACACATGAAAAGAATCAGAGACATTTAAACCCACAAATTCCGGTTTCGTTGTTTAAATTCGAATCTGATTTATGTAGTGGTGTAGTTCCTCTAGTAGAGTTCAATGTTCATACATATCCGATTGTAAAGATTGTTCGACCACCCATGTCCAAGTTTTCAATTGTGCGTATAAAGGGTGAAAATGTGAACCTATTGTTTGATTATTTATATAACATTACACATAACATAGAATACAAACCCTTTTTATTATGTATATTCCCAGACACAACAGTGTTAGACCATCTTATAGAAACAGGTCGTATTATAATATATGCTATCTTACAAAAGTCCAAGATTTGTGGGATTTATATATTTCGAGACCCCAAATTATGCTATGAGTTTCAGGAAGAGAGAGATGTATTAGAATGTGTCTCTAGTATTACTACAATCGATTTATCTGTTCCCGAGAACAATTCTATTTATTTCGGTGGATTTTTACACGCATTATATGATATTAAACAAACACATAATGATAAATTTAAATTAATTACGTTTTTCGAATTAGCAAACAATTCATACATCATAGAACGATGGAGATGGAAATATTCACCCATCTCGGTTCAAAAGAGTGCGTATTATTTATATAACGCAGTCTTACCCGGGATGCCTATTCAAAACAAAAACGCCCTAATTTTCATATAAAATATTAACGAATATATTTTCCTGTTCTAGCAAATGAATCAACGATAAAAATGATAAAGACACCTAAAAACAAGTATAAAACAAACTCTTCTGTGATATTACTAGTTTTCTCATTTTGTTGCTGTTCCAACATATGAACCATATAATTTATTTTTTCAAGTAATCTATTATCAGTTAAATTGTGAGTATTTACTTGTCGCATAGGTTGGTGCTGCATTGGTATTTTCATATTAGTGGGCTCATAAATTTTACGATAATTGCTATAAGGCTTTTGTTGAGGAGTATTTCCTAAATCTCTACCGGAAGGTCCAAAATTAGAGGGTTCATTTTCCAATTTAGGTGGCTGTAATTGTAAATGATTGGGCAGAGGGGCTAGTTCTACATCTCCATTGCGCCCATATTTATTGGCCTCATCATCGTGTTTTTTCTGTATATGAGGAAGAGGAAGTGGATTATAATCTGCTAATTTATTTCCATCATTCTCATCAAGAACAGAAGACATATTATCTAATAATTGATTCACACGTTCACTTCGTTCTACATTAATGGATTGGTCTTCTTCAAATGAGGTAGGTCTCTCAGTATATACATCAGACTCGTCCATTTTTTCTAAAGTAGGGACTTTTTTCATAGTTTTTTTCATGGTAGGTACTCTTTTCTTGTTAGAATCATTATTGTTCCATGGCGAGGCTGTTGTTAATAACGACATTTTTTAAATATTATACTTAAAAAATACGTAGAAATTTATCTATCTCTATTAAATGTATTTTTACTATTTTGTCTAAAACAATCTTCTCATAATATTATAAATTAATGTTTGATTGTATAGCAAAACTATTACCCCTTTTTTTATTTTATTTATTCTTTGCCTTTCCAGATGAGTTTTTATACACCAGCATATCACCTTTAGGACGTTTTATAGCAGTTTTCATAATATTATTTTATTCATTCATTAACACGTATAGTGGGGTAGTAATGTGTTTTATAGTTATTTTTTATTATAATTTAAATTCAGTTGAGAAAACAAGTGGATTCGATTCTTTAATGCTTATCGGTAATAACGTGAATCCTTTAGTATTACAAGAAAATTTCGAATCAACCCCGGGTAAAGAGGCGGAATTTAGAGAAAAACAATGTGAGAATGGTGTATTAACATATAAAAATAATCAGGTTCACAATGAAAACGCAGAACATATTTTTCCTGAATTAGAATTTCAAGACGAAATATGTAATCCGTGTGATAAATATTGTGGAATAACAATTAACGAACGACTAAAAGTACAAGAAGATATGGTTTATCCTAAATCAAATGATAACTGGGTAATGAATATATGGAAAACATGGTTCAGTAACGATATTCCATCGTCATATTCTGCACCAGCACCATATAGTAGTAATAAATAATATTAATTTTGTTTAATCTATTTTTTATCTATACATTTTATAGATAAAAATGAATAATTCGTTAGGAAAAAAAATGAGGAATTTTTTACAAAAGGTTCATAATAATGTAACTGTGCTTAATACTAGTAAAATTTTCGCAGGTATAATGATTATCGTTTTACAAATATCATCCCGATTTGTAACGATTCGTTTAAGTAAGACAATGGAATCATATTTGAAACATACATTTAGTAAACAGATCCTTATTTTCACAATCGCCTGGATGGGAACCCGTGATATTTATATCGCACTAACAATTGCTATCCTTTTCTCATTTGTTATGGATGTTTTATGTAATGAAGACAGTAAGTATTGCGTGTTACCAAATACTTTTAAAGATTATCATATCCAATTAGCCGATGAGAAAGAAGATGAGAATGATATTACAAAAGGCATTCCTGGTATGCCTTCATCTAATACTGATACAAAGCGTGAAGGTTTAACAACAAAATCAAAAAGTGTTAAGACAAAGGTAATTACTGAAGAAGATGTTAATGACGCATTAACCGTTTTAGACAATGCTAAAAAACAACATACATGGAAATCTTTAGAAGAACCATTTTATAAAACGGATAGTGTTTAATAAATTACAAATAATTATAATGTAAAAAGTATGTTTATATTATAAATAATGTCCTTGATAAATGATAGTATAGGTGTTAAACGAATAAATATTAGATTTACTACAAATAATAATCCATCAAGTGAAACTGTATTAACACGAGATTTGATTGATATACCTGACGAAGAATCAAAAGAAGAATCAAAAGAAGAATCAAAAGAAGACGATTTGTCGAATTATCCATTTTTTACAGATACTGCTTTAATACCAAAAGTTACACTATCGTCTCTCTCTCGTAAAGAGCAAATAAAATTTTTTTTTAACAAGGATGTGTTTTTTAGTATCATTCCTTCTGTTACAAACGCGAATGATAAAGAACGAAACGCAAACGCGGAAACAAATTTAGAAACTTTGCTTAATATTTTATTGCCTACATCTTTTCCCATTGTTAATAATATTTCAAATACATTTAGTGAAAACATATTAAATGTCGTTCCCTTACCAAAAATTCAAGATTTTAATTTCTTTGAAATGTTATCTATAAAACCAAATAAATACGGATACATCACTTTAAATGGTTCCATTTTCACTGTTAGTAAAATTACACTTGTTAATGATATTATAAACGATACAATATTTTCCATTTTAATTCGAAGTGGGAAAAAATTCCAATCATGGAGACAATCTATTATTAAAGGTATACAAAATAACATCAACTCATTAGATTTAGATTTGAATAATATTTTAACTAGTAAAATGCCTGGAATACAACAAGCCTTACTGAGTGGTATATCCGAGTCCACACTTGAAGCCCAAAAAGGTGTGAACCCCGATCCTTTAGCACAAGCCTTTCGTAACATGAAAGACCCAAGATCCGCTCAAAATAAAACAAATATACAATTATTAGAATTATTCGAACCGTTAGAAGAACTAAGTTCTATAGATCTTGAAAACCCGGAAAACATACACAAAATATTATCATCATTTGACTCCATAAATAAATTAGTGAAAAGTTCAACTAAATCAGAAGAATATATACCGCTCACTATACGAGGTATACCCGGTTTTAGTGAATTATTAGTAAAATCCAAAAATTTAAAAATATATAAATTTAAGTTAGATTATTTAACTGATTTATCAAAATTAAATCCTTATCTAAACGATAAGGGTGGAAAACTAAAAGACATTAGTGATTTTATGTTGAAGGAAGCTATTGAAGATTTAATTAGATATAGTCAAATTAATGCGTTCTTAAAAGAAGTTAGTAATTATAAACCTCCAAAACGTAATTATACTAATAATTTATTACGTGATATTTTAATAAACGTAATTAAAGATTTAGAAACATTTTTAAAATTTATAGAATTTGTTAATGATATATCCGTCGAAGGGGTCGTTCCTACTTCAGAGCAATTGAATGATTCATCTAAGGATATACTTAAAACCGGAGTCATGTCTGTTTATGAGTCAACTGATAGTAAAGAAGGAAACGAAGATATTCTAGGAATAAATAATAAAATTCATTATGATAGTTGTATTCATCTAGAACTCATCAAAGGCCGTCTTGATGATGATTCAGTTGAATCAGTTAGATGTCCTTATCGTGATCAATTATTAAATAAAGCATATGATGAAATAATGCCCAACAAAAATAAAAATCCTGTCTTATTATATAAAAGAACTGAATTATTTAGTATGAGTCAAAATCCAGCAACTAGAAAACAACCGACAACCGGCGGTAAAAAATCCAATTGTAAAACTGTTAAGAAACGACAGAGTAGAAGACAGAGTAGAAGACAGAAAGGTGGCTTCCCCCGTCAGATGCAGACTCTATTTAAAATTAAGGAAAAAAAAGGGAAAAAAGGGAAAAAAGGGAAAAAACATCTGAAAACATTATCTAACTCACCTATATTAACTATTTAAACTTGGGAATTCCGTTATTAAAACACCCCGCTACATCTCCAATATCATCGTCATCTAGCGCATGGTAGAATTCTCCATTGTCCGCATCCGCTGTAAAATATCTTTTACCGCGAATGGTAATTTCAAATACTTCCTCTTCTTCTTCTTCCTCCTCCTCTTCCTCCTCTTCTTCCTCTTCCTCCTCTTCTTCTTCCTCTTCCTCTTCTTCCTCTTCTTCCTCTTCTTCCTCTTCTTCCTCTACTTCATCATCATCATTATTTATAATATCTCCAAATCTTGCTCCGTCACCTTCGTCTTCCTCTTCCTCTTCTTCTTCCTCTTCCTCTTCTTCTTCCTCTTC